AACCAACTTGTTGCTTCTGACTGCTCTGAAGCCTCTAACACAGTGCTATTTTTTAATGATCTTAACTGCAATTCAATGGTTGTAATCAATCGACTTGCCCAAACAAATGAATATTGAGACAAAGGAGTTGGCAATTTAAAATTAATCATCGCATTCCATCCTCTCTAGTGTTAATTCGCAAATCACCCAACAACCAACTATCACCAACTGCCGAGCTTTCTAATTTAAATGCCATCTGACGACCTTTTGCTCGTAAACTAACTTTTGTGCTACTAGAATTTATTGCAAATGGACCTTTAGTAATATCGCTACTATTTGGATATTTACGAGTTTTTATTGTCAAATTTAGATCCCCTGATACTGTCAGATCAGGAATTACTTTATCAACCATAAACAGCTTCTCACCAGAACTGCTAATTTCCAGTGGAGCACTTTCAATATAAGCAGTCATTGCAGAGCCATCATCATCATTTCCAGTTTCATGATCGTACAAATTCCCAGACTTATCAAAAGCAAATGGTACTGTTCTAAACCCGAATGCATCATGCCAGCAAGTACGAGCCAATGTGCCTGTTGTCCAAGCCTGATCCGCATAATTATAACAAACGTAACTATCTGGCTCTGGACTTTCGTCTGAATTGTCAGTGCTGACATAAAACCAGCAGATTTCATTAAATTGAGCATTGTGAGCGACAAAAAATTTATCCACCTGATTTCTTCTGATTCGGTCAAAAACATAATGTTTTACAGGACAGGGCATTTCAGAAATATTCCCATTATAGAAATAAAAATCATTTTTACCCATCCAGTACAAATTAGACTCAACATTTGCCATTGTGTTATAGCCAATCGCACCACAATTCGTTCCTATCAAACGAAATGAGAATGTAAATGGCGGTCCAATAAATTGCATTCCATACACAGCTTCATCTGTAGAAATAAATGTTTCCTCACGAGTTGATGCTACTGTCACAATTTTAGTTCCAATTTGTAATCTTTGACCACCAGCCGTATTGGTGGCTGTAGGAGTCCACATGTCGTAGTCTTCTTGAGTTGACCATCGCACCTGCATCGGGTCTATAGCCGATCCACCATAAGGCACACAGCCAGCACTAATTAAATGCCGATCTGGGAAGCTAATAATCGTCATGCGGTTTTTAGTCGGGACATCACCTGCCCCACCAATTCCTGACACTAATGCAGCTCTTGTTGATAGCCCTACTGATAAATCCCAGAAATAAATATCTTCATTTCTGACCGTTGCAATAAGATCTTCACCCCATAGGCTCAATGACCATTGTGAAAGCTCAACATCCACCGCAACAGCTCTGGCAGTGCCAAATGTTGATAATCCCCAAGTTCCAGCTCCCCAACCTGTTGCCCCTGCTCCACTTGAAGTGCCTAATCCTTCTGAAACCAGATAAGTGACATCTAATGTTGTTCCCCCACCACCAGAAACAGACGATGTGGCTGCTGAAGGCACTTCAATTTTAAAATTGTTTGCATCCACAACTGTAGTTATCTGAAATCCCGAATACCGATTCAATGTGTCTGCTGCAATTCCACCTGTGGTTGCTGCATCAGTAATCACAACCCAATCGCCAACGGACGCTCCATGAGAGCTGTCTGCGACTGTTACGGTGGTTGATCCATCTGTTACCGTCAGAGGGTTCGATAGATTGCTAGAAGTTGCTCTAACAGGGGTAATGTCATACACCACATCATCAAGAATGATGTACAAGTGAGAAGATGTTCCAAGGGCAATGTAATCTTGATTATTGGTCACAGAACGCCAATATTTGACATTTCTTGGTGTTCCATTGATGACACCTTCTGAGGATCGGTCAACATCTCCACTTGCATCAAGCCCATTCAAAGTTTCTTTTTCCCAGCCACCAATCTTTGTAGGAAATCCATTTCTAAATCTGACTTTATCAGAATCAGTCCAAAATGGACCCAACTTCCCAGTAGCATAATTGGTTAAATCTTTTACCACTCCAGGCTTAATTTTTAATTGAGTTAGTGGCATCTATTCTCCTAGCTCGAAATGTGGGCCATCCAAGAACGGTCTTTTACCTGATATGCGTTTGAAATCGATATACGCATTCATGGCTTGCTCCATTGTGCCATCCCAATCACAAATATTTCTTATGTGCCATGCACAACCCCACCGAATGCTAACGTCTGCATCTTGTGCAGCTTCTTTCATGGCATCCGCTATGTCGTCATACACAGTTAGCTCCCAACAGCCCCGACCCTTAACATACGCCATTAGATCTACGGCACTACCATAACCATCTTCATCGGCAAGGTGCTTGCTTTTCATGGTTTGACTGGCTTTGCTATCGAACAATTCTTGCTGACGCTCAAGAGTACGCACCCCCTCAATTACTCCAAAATCGACTTTGGTCAGAGTTATTGCTCTCCGCACCACAGCTTGTAATTTGGGATTCACCCCACGCAGACGGTCTAAACTTCTCGCACTAAGACTAAATTCTGCCATTATTTTAAACTCTCTCTAGCAACACCCTTTGACTTTTCAAATGACCTCATTCCACCAAGACCAAGCAGGGACAGGGTTAGTGTCATAAGCTGTTCGGTATTCAATTCAGGAAGAGCAACATCTGGTGCCCAGATTGCGGTTGCCCACTCTGCAATCGGCATAACAAAAAATTGTGTTAGCAGTCCCAAACAGCACACCCACATAATAGCTGGTCTTGCTCCTGCCACAAAAACGCTAGAACTTTTGGCTTGCTCAATGTTGGCTTGTAATTGACCCTTAGCAAGTTCTTGAGCATGGCGATCAGCCATTGTTGCCAATTCATGAGCTAACTGGTTTTTTTGATCTTTGTCTTCAATAAACTTATCAAGTAACTTTGTTGCTGGACCCAAGAGTGCTGTTAATGCCATTGCGTTTCTCCTTTGCTATCCAATCTTCCGCATCTTCTTCTGATTGAAAACTATTACGAGTTCTTGTGTTGTTCGGAATTATCCACGAATTATTTGTAGCTCTCCATATCCCAAATTCATCCATATATGCGTACCATTTTTTATTTTCCATTTCGTCTCCCCCACGCAGTTGTCACCATAAACGAAGCCACTATGCCGAGATTCGCCACCACATACGTTGAAAGGAGTGCCGTCACCATTTCAACTCGCTGCAACGGAATTATTGGAGTTAGTAATACCAGAAGCAAACCAATAGAAGATATAGAGGAGACCCAGCATAAATAACGCTGCTGATCCAGCATTTTCTCAGCGTGTTCAATTTGTAATTCTTCACGCTTTGCTTGCATAATCTTATGATGAGTTTCTAATTCCTTGTCGCTGATTTCATTGTCACCGTCATAATCTAAATAATTATATTCTGATTTATCCTGTAATGTTTTTTTACCAGTCAACTCTTCCACTCCTATTAAAAAAATACTCATTACCACTTTCCTGCTCTTTGACCCATGCTAATCAAAGCATCAATTACATACCAAATCATAAAGCCACCAAAACCTAAAATTGCAATAACGCTTCCGTAATAAATAACATTGTCAATTCTTTGTTTTCTTCTTGCCCTTTGCCTTTCTGCTTCAAGTTTCTGCTCTCGCATCATTTTTTGGCGAGTAGACATAAATTTTTTAAATATTTCTGCACCGTTTGGGTATGGTCCCCAATACAACTTTTGCTTTATGTTTTCAATTTGTTTTTTTGCATTCTCCTCAGCTATTACTATGTCCATTGCACTTTGTGACAACGACTTGCTCTTTTCCCCCTTGCCTACTTCTTGTTTTGCTTTGCTAAGAGTTTCTGTGTGGTCAAAAAGCCGACCTAAATCCTTAGTTACTTCGTTAACGTCTCGTGCAGCATCGATACCTTTCTTTACCAATTCGGCAGTAGCTTTTACCCCTGCAATTGCTAGACCTATGCTGGCTGGATCGATCAATCATAAATCCTCAATTAACTACCATAGTTAATAATAAAAAAATTGTAGCTCCTGCACTGGAAAGTAAAATCATTTCCAAGCGTTTTATCCTACTCAACATTTCTAGCCAGCGTTCTTGGCAAACTGCCTCGTGTTGTCTAAATTCTGCTTCTAATTTTCTTAGTTCTTCCATAATTCATACCACGCATAGCCAAGAATGCCTACTAAAGACGCTACACAAACGAGCATCATCACTGAAATAAAAATTTCCCAAGTTACTGTCCAAGCAGAACATGCCAACTTAACCCTCCAATGTGGTTACTCTTGCTTCTAATGCAGTCACTTTCGCACTTAATTCCTGCAAGGCTTTTGTTAGAATCGGAATCAAAGCAGTCGTTTTAACGCCTTTTTTCATGTTCGGGGTGCCATCTTTCCCTTGCGGATTGATGTCATGTGATTGAACTAATCCGGGAAAAACAGTTTCCATTTCTTGAGCTATAAAGCCAATTAATTTTTTATCTGCCACAGATGGATGATGGCTCTCTTTCCAGTTGAAATTTCTAACTTTTAATTTTTCAATATCAGCCAATTTTGATGATGCGTCTGTGATGTTTTCTTTTAAATTTTCGTCAGAATCTACCCAACCGCCGTCTGCGCTCCAGTAATCACCGCTGGAGATTATAATAAATCTACCAGCAGTAGCGTCCGACGCAAAGAAAAAGTCGTTAGTGCTATTGTTGTCGGGCGTGGCATTAGGATAGTTAACCCACAGTCCATACGGCCCTGTGGCGTCCGTGTTTGTGCTTGTGCCCACCAATTTCATTGTCCACTTGCCATCGTCATAACCGGTTGGGGTTCGCAGTTCATGCACAATTGAGGATGCTCCAGCTGCTGTCGTGTTCGCTAAAAGGTTTCCGTTGCTCGTTATTCTTATTTTTTCTGTGGCAGCTTCGGAACTGCCTGTTTTAAATGACAACGAGGTTGCATTGCTACTACTGGAAAAATCCCCTTCAGAAATTGCAGCCACTTCTGCAGCAACTAGGACAGCATCTGTACCTGTACCCTCGTCAGGAGCTTGAAACTGTATTTTGCCCAGTACGTCATCTGCAGCAATGTCTGTCTCGCCAGTCTGCAAAAGCAATGTCATCGGGGTGTCATCACCTGTTGCTGTCTGTTTCATGGTGACATTACCCACACTGCTAATAGCCATTTTTTCAGCTGCTGCTTCCGAACTAGCTGTCTTGAAACTTAACTTGGTGGCATTACTGCTACTACTAAAATCACCTTCACTAACAGCTTCTATTCCGGCAGCAACCAATATCGCATCAGTGCCTGTACCCTCGTCAGGAGCTTGAAAATTTATAACACCAAGTTTGTCGGCAGCAGCAATGTCTGTTTCTCCAGTTTGGAGAAGCAGAGTCATAGGAGTGTCGTCGCCTGTAGCGGTTTGCTTCATAGTGACGTTTCCAACACTACTAATAGACATTTTCTCGGCAGCTGCTTCACTTGCCCCTGTCTTAAAACTTAACTTGGTGGCATTATTACTGCTAGAGAAATCCCCTTCTGAAATGGCTTCAATTCCTGCAGCCACCAAAATAGCATCTGTTCCTGCTCCTTCATCTGGAGCCTGGAAATTTATTACTCCCAATTTATCATCAACCGCAATGTCCGTATCGCCAGTCTGTAACAATAATGTTGCCGGAGTGTCATCGCTTGTAGATGGGTTTTTAATCGTTAGCTTGGTGGCAACATTCAAGTCAACCATAAGGTCATAAACCGCACCACCAGCTCCGGCACCATCTGTGGCAACCATTTTCACATCCCCATTAGGAATATCAATCGTTGCACCTGTGCCTTGCTTAATGGTGATGGCTTTGCCACCTGTGGTAGCGTTTTCAACAATCCATACTTTTGATAATGTGTTTGGAGCAAGGGTCACTTCTCTATCTGCACTAAGTGAAGTGGAAGTCACTTTCAGATATAGAGAGCGTGCCTCGTCTGAAGATCCGTCAGCCACAGTTATGGTAGTGTTTGCGTCACTGCCCATATTTTCTGTGCCATAACTAAATGCTTCAGCAATCAGCTCTAAATTGGTGTTGGTGACAGTTCCCCATGTGCCAGAGGCATCACCTGTCGCCATCTCATTGAGTCGTAAATCATTTACATAGGTACTTGCCATAATTTTTCCTTAATCTATTCTAATAATTGCAGCAGTTCCTGCTGCTGGGAGAACAATCTTAAATGTTCCACCTGCAACAGTGAAATCACCACCAAAATCCAATACCGCAATTGCTTTATCTGAATTTGTGTCGTTATAGATTAATGCACCTCTGGCAGTAAATGATGCTGAAGTCCAAGACGGATCATCTGCATCGAAATATGCCACCGTTCCAGTGGTTGCAACTGTGGTGCTAGTCAAAGTTACACCTCCTGCGGTATAACCTGTCCCACTCACCTCATTGCTAGTTGAATATGCTGTGGTGCTTGCACCAAGACTAGCACTGCTTGTGAAAAGTGCAACTTTGATTGTATCAGTGTCCATCTGATGACCTTCTTGCAGGATCTCAGACTTAAAACTTGTGCACATTGCTTGTGTAATTGCCATCTAAATACCTCCACTATATTCTGCTGAATAATCTCGAATCATCTCTTGTTGAAAAAGTTTTAATGCTTCATCAAATTGTGCTTTGTACAAGGATAGCGTTTCTGCTGCTTTAAGAAAAGCTGAAGTTTCATACAAACAAGCAGCTAATAATATATTTTCTGCATTGTCTCCAACCCAGCTATTAGCATTTGATGATGATAAACCTGTTTCTGGTGCAATGTAATCCACTTGATAAGCCAAAGTTGCACTAGGTGTGGGTGCAAGTGTGACAATTGTTCCAGAAGTTGTTGCATTTTTGGTGCTATACATTATTGGTGTGCTTGTTGTAGCTGAATTTTTCCAATAATCTTTTAAATAAGAATCAACCCTGTGATCCAAATAATTTACATTGCTACTTGAATCAGTGACTGAAACTTGACGGATCATTCGAGCGTCAGCCACAGTGTAATCAGCAGTGCCAACAACCAATGTTCCAGTAGTTACATTCCGAAAGCAAGGCAGATTTGGCAATGATTGAAAAACCATTGACTCTGCCTGAGTAATGATTGTTGGAATTGAATTAGACAATTCCGTGGAATCATCCTCCACAAAATTTTGTATTGTACTAACTAATGTCGTGTAATTCATCTATCCATCACCCCATGTATTGTCGCCCCAAGCCTCATTACCCCAACCACCAATGTTAAGGCTTTCAGAACCAACTGCTCCTGTACCAGCCACGCCAGCCTCAGTAATTGAAGCCTCAAGTGTTTCTGTCCCTACAGCTCCTGTACCAGCTACGCCAACTTCAGTAATTGAAGCCTCAAGCGTTTCTGTCCCTACAGCTCCTGTACCAGCTACGCCTGTAAGTGCTGCTATATCATTCGTAATTGACTCTGTGCCAACTGCACCTGTACCAGCTAATCCTGTTTCAACCACAAACACCTGAAGATCGCTAGTTGCCTGGCTAAATCCTACTGCACCTGTGCCTGATATTCCAATAGATGGTCGGCTTTGAGCATCGGCTGTAATATCACCATAATTATATCCGACAAAAAATTCTATAGGGTCAGGATCATTATCTGCCCTTGGATTAAATAATGCTGTAGCATCAATAACATTTTTTGCAGGGGTAAGCTGGGGATGCTTAGGCTCCCACTCTTCAGGTTCCACTCGCAAACCATCCCAAGTCGTTTTTAACGATTTATAGGGGACTTTAAAACCACTACGATCACTAATGGCTACTGATTTTTTACCTTTAGCTCTTCTAGCATACATATCAAGATAAATTTAATCCAGTTGGTCGTACTCTCATAGAAACCCCATCATTATCTGTTGACGCTGCAAATTCAAATGCCCTTTCGTAAACCTGATTTAACATATCAAATTTTTCTGGCTGATATTTCATTGCCAACTTGCTAGATAACCCTGCACAAATGCAATCTGACCAACGATACGGAATATCTGCATCTTGATTAGATTCTGTAACATCTTCTAATTGATTTATTGACCAATAAAGCAAAGAATAAGATGTGTCTTCAGGAACTTGCCACACATAAATATTTGGCGTGTATTGTTTGTCAATCATGTACTGACTTGGCTTACCAGAAGAGCTTTTGTTAGGAATTTGATTATAACTAGCAATGCTAACCCGGTTTATAACCGTATCTGTCGTTGTGCTGCCAGAAGTCTCCCTAACTACAACATCAATTAAATCTATTGTCCCTGCTGGCAACGCATAAACAATCGTGTCAGCAGCCAAACTCAATGTATTATTTTGAACCGCCCAATAGTTAATACCTCGGTTAGCCCACTCCGAAAAAAGCATATTTAAACTGCGTCTAGCCGACTCAGCATGATAGCCTGTGCGAGTTTGAGCATCAATACCACAACGTTCATATGCTTCGGAAATTATTTCCTCTACATTAGGTCTAAATGCGACTGTGCCTGAAGTTGCCATTAGTATTGTTTTATTGCTCGGATAACAACTTGGTAAGCATCACCTGCTGCACCTGCACCAGTAGTGGTAAATTTTATATCACCTGTACCATTAGCTCCATAACCAGAGCTTGTAGGCAATCCTCCTACTGTAGAAAAGTCTTGGTAACCACTTTGCCCTTCTGTCAAATGCAACATAATAACGTCTGTATCTGCATCAGCCAGCACCTCTACAGTCATTGCGGATATAACCCACCATATTTCTGCTATCCGGACTCCTGTACAAGCACTACCATCTGCACTATTACTCAAACCAGATACATCTATTTTGAGCACAGCACTTTCATTACCTGTATCAACATATTGATACTGAAAAGCATAAACAACCTCACGAGTGCTTTCTGATATTTTAGTTGATGTTGTAATGTCTGCCATAATTTACCTCCCTTTTAAGAAGCATCAGAAGAGCTAGACAATCCAAAGAATTTCAGAACAACAGTAGTATCTGCCCCAGGATCTCCCGAAAGAACAACCTCTACTTCATCCGCAGTTGCTGTGGCTGCTGTAGTAGTTCCTCCAGACATTCCTAAAACGCCATTGCAAGGAAAAAATCCTTTGAATCCCACTGAGTTTACTGCAGCGGAAATACCGTCTACAAATCCATCCGTATCGGCATCTGTGCCTATGTCTTGTAAATTAACTGCATTAGATGCTGCTCCTGTAACTGCTACCATTACACCCATTGGTATAAAATTAGAAGGAATACCAATAGCAGACTCTTTGCCTGTAGTAGCACCGTCAGCAACTGTAACTGTTGCTACATAAGTTTCCATAGACATTGTATTAGTAACTGCACCTGTTGTGCTATTAGTTATGATGGCATCGAAACCATCTTTGGACCGAACTGGTCCCGTAAATGTAGTATTAGCCATAATTTTCTCCTGTCTTGGCTAGTGTCAGCTTTCGCTGTCAGAAGTTAAAAAAAATTAAGGGAGGGTGTTAACCCTCCCTAAGTATTATGCAGCTCCTTCGGAACCAAAAACTCCACGCCAATCAGTCCAACCGAAAGAATATCTTTCACGAACTTTGTAGCGTACATTTCCTGTCTCGAAATCACCTTCCATGCCCTTCTTTAGAGGAGAGCGTTGGAACATTTTTAAGCCATCAGGCACATCAGTCTTGACAAACCACTGATCAGAATCTGACAAACGCCTCATAACGTGATAACCCTTTGGCAGATAGCCACCGGAACGAATTGCGTTAATGTCATTGTCAGCCGTAGATGTTCTCAACTGAGACTCTAGCAGACGTTCTGCAGTAAAGCTATATGCTGTTGGAATAACCAGCATTGTGCCTTGTGCAGCAATCCGTAGACCACGTTCATCCTTCATATCAGCAATCTGAATTAGAATGGATTCCAATGATGTTTCGGAAAGATCGGCTGCAGTAGCCAGTGTGTTACTCTGATTTCCATTACGAGTAGTGTGAGCAGTGCTCAAAAGAACAACCCCATCACCACCTGTGTAACTAGAATCAGTTGCATTATTCAAAATATTAGCAGCCTTGATCTCCTTTGTAGAAGACATTGATCGTGCTAATGCTTTTGTGTAACGAGAAGAAATTGAACCATACTGACCATCCTCTTCTGCCTCTTCAGTGATACTGAAAGCCAAAGCCACTGTCTCATGCTGATAACGTGCAGTCCATTGCTGGCTACCCGAATCATATGCTACAGCAGCACCTTCATTTTTCACTGGAGCTGAACCAAACCCTTCCAACAGGACATCTTCTTCAAATGCCTTTTGGGAAGTATTTGCTTCAAAAACCGCAGAATACTCCGGTGGATATTGATCATATTCAAGACCGAAAAGAGTATTCAGCCCTGGCTCAAGCATTTTTGCAAATTGTGCTCTATTCATTGCCATTGTTTATACCCTCCGATTAAATGCCAGCACTGTCTTTGAGAAGGTGCTCATTGATAAGCACTTCCATGACAGCATTGGTTCCAAAGGCATTATCCGGTGCATCATGCAAAGCAATAATTTTTGCCGTTGCAGTACCTGCTGCCATTGTTCCTGAAATTTCAAATCCCGACTGTCCTGTAGTGGTCGAACCAGTTCCAGCGACAACATCAGCACAATTACCGATATTAGTCTGAGCTGGGCTACCAGCCGATTGCACTTTAAACACAGTGAAAGGATCATCGTAAATAAAAGCTATTATGTTTGTAGCAGTTGTGCCTGTCGGCCAATACTGACTGTAAACATAAGAACCATCCGAAGCGGTATAGCTTACCCCTGCAAATACACCAATATTGTTGACTTCAGTAGCAGTATGCGGTGTTAAAACGCCACCAGAAGTAACAATACAGAGATCGCCTGTGAAAATATTTTCAGCCAGCGTACTCGTAATAGTGTACTTATTTGCTCGAGGTGCAAAACCACTCATAGTGCGAATTGGGACAAACCCAAAAGCTGCATCTACATTTGCCATTTTTCATCACTCCTTAGAGCTAAATATTAATCATTCATGATCGATAAATCTTGACCACGACTCGTTGTTGTTTGCCTATCTTGCGATATTGGCAACCCCGAGCGACTTCCTAACGCATCCAGATCGTAACTGACGGATTCATTTTGTTCTGCGTTCTTACCAGAATAATAATTCTTCATTGCTCTGTGTTTTTCCACAGGCATTTCGCACAACAACATTCCTTCAACGCCAATACAACCTGCCCACTGTCCATGATTAATAGTTGGGTATCTCTTATCTTTCACAGTATCTGCAGGGCGTGGTTCCCAGCCAGCTCGCATACGCTTGTACACGTTGTCTGGGGTATCCTTACCTTGAATCGAGGTAGCAATCCACCTTTGAACCATTCCCGGTCGAGGGTCGGGAGCGTCCAATAAAGAGGGTGGTTTCCATGCAGTTTCCTGCCGAGACTCTTCTTCTCGAATATTCTTTCTAACTTGATTTGCTCTTACGTTTCGTTTAGCCACAATTATCCCCTTCTATTCTGGTTACGGATTTCTGCTTCATATTTTTTAAGACCTTTTTCATCTGTAATACCAAGCTCTCTTGCCATCCTAAGTTGATCTTGAGTTAAACGAACTCTATTACCCTTATAGCCTCCAGCCGAGCCACCAGCAGTAGGTGCGACAGGCGATCTGCTTTTTGCTCTTTTTGGTGCTTTAGGTGATATTAGCTCAGGATAGATCTTTCGTAAACGATTATTTAATTCATCGTAATATTCTGACGATTCTTTATCAAGCCCCTCCAAATCCAATTGGACATCAATTGCACGAGCTGCAGCCGTTTCTCTTTCAAAACCTGAGCCATTAAACCATTCATTTTCTCGCCACCAGGTCATTGCTTTTTTTGGAGGAGGATTATTATCTTCCTCTTCAACAGGTCGTCTTTGAGGCTGAGAGGGTGTTCGCATTTGTCTTTGTTGCAACTCATTAACTCGAATTGCAGCCCTCATATCAGCTAACTGTTCTGAGAAATTAACTTGTGACTCCGTGTCACCTTCCTCAACAGCCTTTGTTAATGCAGCTTTAGTGTCATTGTAGTGTTGCTGAAAATTGTTTTCAGCTTGATGCTGATTGCCTCTTTCCAGTCTTTCTAATCGAGCTTGAAACTGGGCGTTTTGTTCTTGCAATGCTGCTGTCTGTTGCTCTGCAGCCTTTCGCTCAGAAACCAGTTTTTTAATTCTTTTTTGAACTTTTGCCCCATAATTTACATCATTTAAATCAAGTTCCTTCTGCTCCGGCTCTTTCTGTTCTAATTCTTGATCTGTAACTTCTATTTGAAAATCTTCTGAAACAGCTTGTTTTTTTACTGTCTCTTCAATTTCCTGCTCTACTTCTTTAATTTGATCTTCAGACATAGCAATCCTCCTAATTGACATAAGAAGTTATCTCTGCACCTTCGGGAAGGATAGAGGTAACCTCGTCATCGTTTAACAAAAGCATTTTCTGACCATTAACGATAAGTTTTTGCCCTGCGTACTTACCATAAGTCACTTTGTCACCAATTTTTGGAAAAAAATGTGATTTCCAAGATTGCCCGGTATCTTTATCTCTATACGCAAGCTCTCCCTTGGCTAGAACTGTGCCATGAGCTGTTAAATACTCCTCAGCTTCTATGGCTTTAGTTGGAATTACAATGCCACCTTGTGTACTTTTCTTTGGTTCATTTGGCTGGATAAGAACTTTCCAACCCATTGGTACTGGTAAATCATGTTGATGAGACATGTCATTCATCCTCTTCGTTTAATTTTTTAATCATTTCGTCAATGATGTCACAAGATTGTTGCAATCCTTCTGCCACCCCGACGTTCCTCGTATAGCCATCAAAATTGCCCATACGTCCTTCAACCATGTCACTTGCTATGGTTGTCTTCTGCTCCAGAAGCCTGGTCTTCACTATCCTCATTAACTCGGTTAGCGTCATCCTTCACCTTTCCTGACAAGGAAACCCCTGTCACATGAACTTCAACTATATTTTCTTGTTTTTCCATAAGCTACCTTCTTTTTTTTCACTGGTTTCTTTTTTTTCACATTCCCATATCTCATTTTGCCTCCTTTCGATATTAATGATGAAAATTGACTACGATTCATATTATATATTATTTTGCAAATTTAAATACTTCATTAACTTTTCTAACCTTTTTAACTGTAGTTGTGTAAATGCCCTCTTGTCCCATTGCCCCAAAGCACCTCTAAATATTCCAGCGTCATCTGAGATATTCTTCCATTGCTCAAAACTTCTTGTTTCTTTTGGCTGATTGGTGGTAGGGTTGGCTAAGTATCTTTTTTGACCTAACCCATCGACATAATAACCCCGACTGTAATCCCTGTAACGCTTCCTCTGAGCCTCTAATTGACCTGGTGTTAATGACCCAATAAGTTGCTCATATGATTGCTTTACCGTTGGATCAGTCTTTATTGCTCCATGTGACACATAGTCTAATAACATGTCATACGGTGTTGTTTCTGGACTAAACACAGCTATAGCATCCCTGCCCTCTGTGCCTTCTGGTCTTCTTGGTTCATCGGCTGGATAAAACTCCAAAAGACCACCGCCTATGTTTTCTATTTGTGGGTTATTAAGTATCTCGACTTTGTTTTTTTCTAGTATAGGATATTTTTCCAAAGCCATGTCTATAGCTTTTTGTCGCTTTAAATCTCCTATGCCTTGTAAGACACCAAAGTTTTTCTCTGTGCCATAGCTTTTGCGATTTAAGCTGTTTAAAAAATTAAACACATTCATTTAATCAACTTGCTCCTCTTGATCTAGTGTCGATAAAGCTCCAGCCCCTGCTGTGGTGCCCACGGTAATATTAAATAAGGGCTGCCCTTCCTTGGCTGCTTCTTTCATCTCTGGAGTAATTTTAATCAGGGTTGTTTCAGGGGCAGCCATTACACCACTCGCTCCAAGTTCCGCATCAATTAATTCACTATTATATTGTTTAGCGTACTTCTTTAAAAAACTAGGAATTTTACGATCATAAACCGTCTGATACATTTTTCTGTAAGCTCCTTCACGCCCTTCAACCATACCTGCACCCCATTTTGCAACCAAAGTTTCTGATTTAGGAACCATGACATAATCATAGCCTTCATCGACTGCCGTTTTCATAAGTTTCTTCAACGCCAACTCGTGCCAAGTATCTTGCCAAGGGTTGGGAATATTTGTTTCCGGTCCTTTTATTTGGTTTAATTTTTCTCTAGCGGAAGCTAAGTTGTCAGATAAACGATTTTCACCATAAAGACTAGAATATAATCTTGGAGAATAAGAGAACACTTTATCTAAATCACCAAAGAAATATTCAACACTTCGTATATGGTCTGTCAAAATATTAACTGAATTTGAAACGTCTAGTGGGGTCATTGGCTTATCAAAATCTTTTACCAAACGACTTATCCCCCCTATTACATGAGTTATATCGAGATTATTAGTTGTAACGAATCTATTGATTCTCTTTTCTAAGTTTGCCATAGAACCCAACTTATTAGATCTAAAATTTTCAAGTTCATCTGAAAAGTATCTAAGGTCATCTAACAACGGAAGCACATCCGTTTCTATAATTTTTGTTCTTTGCCCCCATCTGCTGTTTGCCATTGAAAGATCTGATTGAATTTCATCACCGTATAAAACCTTGTTGCTTGCCGGAAGATCCCCCCTCGTTGTGGCAATAGGTCCATCCCAGTCAGAAGCCATCACACTCGACACCACCGTGTCATCTGTCCATGTAAAATGATCTTTAAAATCTCCAACTTCAGGGGAAGTTATTAAAATCTCCCTGCGGTTAGGTTGAGTCCCCTGAACATTTACTTGATCCGTCAAAGCATACTCATGCATCTGCTGTAAGCCATCATCCATACCTTCAAAAGAAACAAGCCCTTCATCTTGTAAATACATGCTTGTTTGTATTTGAGCTTCTGCTAAATTATCTTCACTAACGATGGCTTCCCCATCTGAACGCCTTAGCAAGTTCTCCGAAAGCATCCCATCACCTTCTCTTAACTGCCACTGATCATCTTCGCCACCTCGGAACAAAGTAAATTGTTCATCACCGTCTATTACCACAGGGACTCGTTGGTATGCCTGAGAAGGATCTTCATAATTTTCTCTAGCTATATCGTAAGCAATGGAATCAATTTTATCTTCAAAATCTTGGGTATCTCCATCGACATCAATAAATTCTGTTTTGTTTTCATCAAAAGCCTTTAAAATTGCTGCCTTGTTAAAGGCTGCCTCTCGATCCAATTCCGGGCTTAGTGAATATCCTCCTGAAAGTTCTATTTCTAAAGAATCTCGAATATAATCTCTTCGTTCTGTTTTAATCTCCTCTTCAAAAAAATCTCTATGACCAACAGGCAAATCCTCAAAAGCCACCGTCTCAATTTCATTGAATAGAAGACCTTCTCCTCTCTGGTTATGCGAGCCGACAGGAAGTCCTGATGATTTATTTTCAACAACGTCAACCGTAAATCGCTTGTCATTAAGATGCTGTGCAAATTCTTCTTTAGTAAATTCAGAATCTAAATTCAGACCCATTGCTTTTATTTCATTATTGAAGGATTTTACAGGATAGCCTTGTTTTACAGCCTGCGACCTCATCTCATCAACAAACTCTTGCCCGGTTCCCTTACCACGTTTAATTAAAGATATTGCCTCCTGCACAACGCTGTAAAACCCTTCTGGGTCAACTTCTCTTGGTCTTGGAGGAAGTTCAGCTAAAGCACCTTTAGGACCATCAGGAACTATGTTAAGCCGATTTAATTGTGATAATTGTGACAGTGATCCTCTTAATTCTGTTGGTTTGAGTTTCTCTAAGAGATTTTTTGCAAACTCTTTTACAGCAGGATTTTTCAGAGTTTTTTTCATAGCTCTAGCCATTGGCAGACCCAGCCCAGTTGCCTCGACACCTGACAGCCCTAACTCAATAATTGGTAAAATGGCTGAAGCAGGAGAAGGAATTCTCCCTTCATCAAGTTCTCTATCTATCTCTTTTAAATCTTGCTGAAGAGATTGACCAGAAAACACTAAACCAGCCGGAGTAAAGTCCAAAGCTCCAATACCACCTTGTGTTAAAGGTGCATTAATATCCCCAACTATGTACCGAGAAATATTTGCTGCTGTGTCGTAACCCGGTCCTGCCTTCATTATTAAATTACGAACAAAATCACGAGTCTTGTCTTGAGCAGTTCTGGGTGGCAATGCACTCCACTCCTGTAGACGTTCTGGTCCGGGTTCTGGTAAAAGTTGTAAATCTTTATGAGAGACATAGCCAGAGGCATAAGGTCCAACTTTATAGGAGGCTGTCCGAGGTTTGTATTTAGGAACTACAGATTCTAAAACCGGATCAATATATTCTTTGTGAAACCTAGAAACAGCTTCTGGTAATATCTTAGCCATCTTTCCCTTTCATATCTAAAGACATATTAGCAGAGAAAGACCTTCTTTCTCCATCACCATAAAATGGATAAACGGTGTGGAATAACTCTGCTGGGAATATATACAAATCCCCGACCTTTGGCTGGGCACAAAGGTTTGCTGGGCATATTAATCCCGAACCGCCATGAATAAAGTCAATATATCCTTCTGTGGCATATTTCTTTTTAGTATTTTTAGTGTTTACTTCCTTAATACCTTCAGGAACTTTCAAATACAGCACACAGGAGAAACTGCTATTGGTGTGAAGGTGCGCCGGATTGTAATCATTCGCAAATGACCTTACGAACCAGGAATTATGAATGGCAATTCGATCTGGTCGGCTTGTTATCTTTTCATTTCTCTCATTCATGTACTGTTCATATAAAGCAAAGGTTAAATTATATAGCAAACTTCCCAAAGATTTTATCTGGTTAATATCGCATTTTAATTCTTCTTGAACATGACCCACCAAGTCCGTTGAGGCATCATGCTCTTCCACAGTCCTTTCATCGCAATGCTGATTTAAATCATCAACAATTTTTTGCGGTACGTTGGCTTTTAGTATTCGAGGACCAAACGGTCTTAAAATATCAACCTTTATTTCGCTCATTTTCGGTTTTTTCTGCTTTTTCAACTTTTTCACATTTTTGATGATCTTCTGCCTTTTGTTCAGGAACGATAACCTGAATCCGATATTCTGTTGGACCTAAAGAGTCAATCATACCTGACCTCCTGAAAGAGTCATAGCAAGGATCTGCAGTACCTCTTGAAACCCTTTATCGAGTTTTTTAGCCAATTGAGCAAACTTTTTAGGGCTAATTTCACTCGAACTTATTCCCTTTTTTTCTAAAAAACTTTTTGCTGCTCTTATTTCTGCCTGTGCTACTTTTTTAATCGCCACTTTCTTTGACATAAGACAAACCTCCTAAAACTCCCAAGCCAGCCGGGACATTTGATGATGACTTTTGTTTTTCAAAACGAGAACGAATATTTTTGGGATCAAAAACAACAATTTCCCTTGATTGGTCAGAGTGAGTAAAAATAACCCCATCATGTCCTTGTTTTTTTAATTCTTGTGTAAATTGATTTGCTGCTGCCTGACCAGCTTCTTTACTTCTAATTCCACTGTTTCTGAGCATCGCCCGGTCTTCTTCTGTAGCAAAATAAGGATTCTTTAAATTTGCTTTTAATGGCATTACATTAGGACCAACTGGACCTTTTTTAATCCATTTCGCATAAATAGATGCCAGCTCAGGATTATCCGTTGTGTAAACGCCTTTACCAAAGTATCCCATGTCCTTACGACCTGGATGATCTATATCAAAACGATCTATATCGTGTCGTGTTCCATGATATACGTCATATTGTTTGCTTTTTCTTACAAGCCCAAGTAAAAATCTAAATATTGGATTCATATCACCAAGCCTTGCACGACCAGTAACGTGCCTTTGTCTTTGGACCGGGATTATCGCAGTTGTGTCTTGCCCTAAAATTTTTTCTGCGACCTTTTTGATTTTTCTTAATCTTCATATTAGGGTCACCAAACGTCACACGCTTAACACTATCCCCATCCATGACGTAAACCACACTCTTCTTTTTGCCATAGCTGGTTTCACCCTTGCTAATTCTGCGAGGATTGTTGAGTTTTACTTTCTTACCTTTGTATTCTGCCATTAGCCTTTGTGCACCTTTTGAATTTCAAAACTTGCTCTCCTGCTGGCCCCCTTGTGCGGTTTGTAACCGCCAGCAGGATTTTTCATTAGTTTATAGCTTTTGCCAGATTTCATCCAATGAAACCCCTCCGGTGCCTCCACTGTTTTTTTAGCCATTATTACTCCTTTTGTCTCATTAATTCAATAAATCGACTAACCTCATCAACCATCTGCTGATCGACTTCTTGTCTAATTTGTGGGGATGACAGTAAAAATGAATATTGATCAGAGCGAGGCTCACCGCTTTCTCTTAATTTATAAAAATCTCTAAAAACTAATTCATTTGGCACATCAAATCGCAACCCACCTAAATATTGCCCTTGAGCTTCATAAGGATATGTTCTATGTCTTGATGGATTTATCTGTCCTGAAACGTCAATATCCCCAATAGAACGACCCGATGACAATGCCCTTGTGGTTAACAAATCAGGATCAGTAATTGCTGCCCTAATTACTCCAATATGAGGAAATCCTTTTTGTTTCCATTTGTCTTTATCCATCTGCTTAAAAACTTTTGCACGATTTGTCCCGGTCATTTTATCAGCCATATAATCTCTTGCCTTTGGATCTAAGATACCAACCCAGTCTTTATCAACTTCTTTTTTAATAATTTTATCAAACTCTTTTGCATCTTTTTTAAAAATTTTGCTTTGAGAAATAACATCAAGAGTAACATCAGACATCATTGTAGAAAAATCACTTGCCCCTCCCCCCATTGCTGTATAAATAATTTTAGGAGTCTTTCCCTCCTCTGAAATTGCTTGGGCTTTGCGAACTATTGGATTCATTTTATCTTTATGTGATGCCCAGATCCCTGTGTCAAGAAAACGCATAAATTGATTTCCACCCTCTAAATCCACCGGGTAGCTTAATTTGTAAGGACCAATGCGAGACAGTGCACCAATGTTCGTTCTATCACCAACAGCAGGGATTAAAACATCACCTTGAAGATCCGAAATATTAATAATTCTTTTAGGGGCAACCTTTGAAGGATCAACAGGGGTTAAATCATAATCAATGTTTTCGGGATAATCTGGCATTCTTATCTTAGAAAGCCCTGCCGGATCTAAAATTTCTCTCCTTCTTACCTCAGATGCATCTCTAGGCAAAGCTCCAGCTCTTTGCCCACGGAGGCGTTCCCCTGCCATTTCAACAAGTAATCTAAGAACACCTAATGTTCCTTTACCCACGATTTTTGCCTTTGTAGCCAGAAGCGTAAACAGCTCGACCCTGCTTCTCAGCCTCTTTTCGGGTCTTATAAATCTTTCCAGATTTGCCCCATCGATAACCGTTTTTGACTTTGTAGGCTGGCATTATTGTTCCTGACTATTAGGGGCAGCATAACCAGAGGCATAAGGACCAGCGTTTTCATCCATTAAAAATGGGAGAGCACCAATACCTCCAACCGAAAACATTAATTCTGGAAACGCTTTTCGTTTTGCAAGATCATTTCCTGCACCTCTTGGCATTTTTTTTATTTTTTTAATTCCTCTGTTTTTTAATAACTCGACAATTTCATCACTTGTATCTTCTGGAACAATTGCACCAGGGAACTCTGAGAAGTCAACCGCCCTTGTTGGTTTGCCCTCAAAATAGCCAACCGGAGCTTTTTTCAAATTGTTAAGAAACGTGACCATTTCATCAATGTCATCATCTGTAATGTTGTACGCCTCATAATACTCTTTTTTGCTTAAACGCCTCATAGCGTCTTTTAAGTTGCCACCCTGTTGAACAGCGTCAAACATAAAATCGGCTACATTGTCCATGCTTCCAAATCTGTTGTTTTCTGACTGCCTTTCAGCTATTTTTATTAACTGATCCAAATAACGATCCTTAAATTCATCTTTTATTGTGCCAACATCTTGTATTTCGGCTCGTCTGTTTTTCATTTCATCAAAGTTTTTAAATCTCTCAGTTAAAGCAGCCTTTAATCGACCAACGCCCTTTGAACCCATTCCATGCTCACCTCCGACCTGTGGCATCCTTTTCATCACATTCGCCACCGCATCTAACTCGTATGGTTTCACTTTATAGCGATTACGCTCCAAACGATCCATTTGTCGATAAATGGCTTCTGATTCACTGGGCGATGCTGTTTCGAGTCGTTTGTTTAACATTTCCATATTTCGCTCGTAAGTGGGATTCTCATACTTAAAATATCTTGTCTCGCCAAATAAATCATCCATCTCATCTCTTAAAGATTTTCCACTTTCTTTAAACGTCTTTGACTTCAATAAAAAGCGTTTTACATCGTCTTCTAAACCACTATGTGCCTTTGACTTTGTTGCTTTGTTTTCTAATTCATTCCCCAAATAATTTGAATCTTCATGCCCATATCGATCTTGAAATTTTTTCCATGCGTCTTTTTTTGGGATTCTATAACTTTGTGGTGATCTTGGCGTGTAAGCGTCCGAACTGTAAAATAAATTGTGTCTTATTTTTGGATCAAATCGTTTTGGATCGCCTATTAATGTAATCTCGCCAAAGGAAGGAAACGGAACGCCTTCCCGAACAACCGCCAAACTTGGCGAAGCAAAACCACCTAAATAATCCGCATCTCGTAATTTGCTTTCCGTTGTGTTATGAAGAATAAGCATATCTTTTTTCTCTGGCAACGCACCAAGATTTTCTTTTTTTAAATTAGCTAAAGAGCCTAAGTCTTTTGGAAGAGCACCTTTTATTAATTTGGTAATTTTAGCCAATACTTACTCCACAAGCCTTAATGGGTCATGACCTAAAAGATTATCCATCATCTCACGAGCATCTTTGTTTCCCATCTTGATAACTTTGACTTCACCATGAGGCTCTTCATCCATCATCATCTCTTCGTCATCTTCAAATCCCAACATCTCGTGGTTACAAAGCAACATAAAATTAACGAGCTGACCATCGGTCATTTCAAGTCCTTGACTGTTATGGGCGAATCCCATCTTGTTTTCAAAATCACTTGCTAAAACATCAATATTTTCTACATCAATACTAGCCATTTTATTCTCCTTGATTAGTAAAAGAACCTTGAGGATATAATTGAGGCATTCTTTCTATTAAAAAATCGCTATACATTTGCAACTCTTTATTACTTAACGCCCCTCCATCAGATTTAAGTTGTTTCATTCGATTAAAAATTTGAGGTGATTCTTTTCCAGTAACATTTTTAATTATTTCTTGAATCGCATTTAAAAGCGAAAAACTGTCTACTTGTTGCGAATCAAGCATATCAGCCATATCAGCCATAGACATGGATGGTTTTAAGCCGTCCATTTTGTTTAGAGGCGGTGAGGCTTGACCCAATTCCTGAGGAGAAACATAGCCAGAGGCATAAGGTCCAACTTTTCTTTTATCAAAATCCAACTTTTCTTTTATCAAAATATCTGAAAGTGACTTCCACTTCTCACGTTCTTTATCAGACATTGACCCTGATCCTTGTAAAACTTTATCCATTAACTCGCTATAATCTGACATTTTATTCTCCTAAGTTTCTTAATAAATTAGTGAAAGCACCAAGGTTTCCTCCCTCGGCACCCATCCTGCGTTTTATCTCATCAACTTTTCTCAACAGATAGTCTGACATTTCAATATCCATCGGCTGGGCTGGTGCTGGCATTGGAGGTTGATTCCCAGAAAATGCTGCCGGATTAATTGGTGGGAGGTTGTACATTTTTCATCGCCTCCATTTGAATTTTTGCAGCGTTCTTTTCACGCTCCAATTGTAAATCAGCTTCCAACTTTCTAACCTTTGCCTCAAGGTCAGCTCGTGCCTTGGCTGCGTCTATTTCCATGTCCTGACGAGCCTCAGCTTGTTTAATCTGAATGTCGGACTGTGCTTTAGCTTGGTCGGCAGCGATTTCAGCTTGTGTTCGTTGTTGTAATGCTTGAGCTTCAAGTTCGGCAAGTTGCTGTGCGTATTCAAGTGGATTCCCCTGTTGTTGACCTCCCATATCAGCAATCCCAGCAATGGCTTGCATCTGAGGTGCCTGTTGAACTACTTGTGCAGCTCTCTGGCTAATTAGCATATCTGCCTCTGGGTCAATGTCCTCAAACTTAAATTGTGGATCACGCAGATTTGGAATGTTCGGCAATGGCATTGCAATGCTTGCCTCCATCCTCTGGCGATACAGCAACGCAATATGTTCAGCAATGTGAGCCGTCAATATTGGTCCCATTGTCTGTTGGGCAACAGGATTGCCAGCCAGCGATGGATCTTGCATAAACTGCATATGAACCGAGATGTGTGCCTGGTGATCTTGCTCAGGGAACGCTCGGATCGCTTTGCCATACATAACTGACATGTTTTCATCAATCGGGTCAAGCCTCACCGCCTCATCCGGCTCCTTTAAAACCTCTTCAATGTTCGGTATTCGGATTGCCTCGTACATACGTTTGTAAGCATTGTATCGGTCGTGTAGTTCGGGAGCACTATTTGCCATCTCAAGAATCGCCTGTGCTTGGGCAATACGCTGGGCTGTGCTAAATATGTTCGGGTCGCTGACCGGGACAATATCAATGCGTTCATTAAAATCAGCAGCGTAAACCATTGCATTACTTCCAGCTACACTAAATTGAAATTCTTCCGGCAAATACTCAGCATTTAAAGCTGACAGTAGTTTGAACTCCTCACCCTGCGAGTGATGGAGCCGTTTATGAATCGCACTAAAACTTTTGCTGCCCTGCTCTATCAAGGCAACTGTAGAACCAACCGGGGCATTGGGATTGACATCACCAACATTTAAATCTGCGGTGGCTGCAAATCTTTGCCCAGCCTCAACAATAAACCCTAGCAATTGAAATAACGTGCCACTCGGCTCCTTAAATGGCAGTGGCATAATGCTCTTGTTGATGTCATCCACTGTCGCATCCAGATCCACAAATTCACCGGGGTTAACTTCAATATCTCCACCGGACACCCTGCCCTTGAGTTTAAAGCCACCTTGCATATTGGCAAAAGATGCAGAGTCAAGTAAAGCTCTCAAAGAGCCAGTTGCAGCCTTGCCCAAACCACCGATCAGGTGATACAACCCAAAACCGTAAAACCCTATTCCTGGAAGAAATTTATAGCTGACAAACCAGTTCCTTCTTTCCTTTAGCTCATCATCCTCGTGCCAATTCCTTCTAACGCTTACAATTTTCTCTGAATCAAAATCTATCGTAACAACATAAGGCAACGCCACCTCATCGTCATCCTGATCCTGATCTTCTTCTTCCAATGGCTGATAAACGTGCATCTCCAGCAAAGTCATTATTTTGTCATTCGATCCCTCACTGAATCGATCCACGCCCTCAATTTCACCCACAGTATCATCACTGCTTCTTTCAGCATCTGAATCAGTTTTTGCTGAAAGGTAATAACCGCTTTGAACATATTTGTTATACTCATTTTTTGGCATCCTTATAACGTGAGTGTATCGAGTTGAAGTTCGTAAGTCATTGCTCTCTGGCGAAACAACAAAATCTTCTGCCCTCACAAACATGGATCTCTGACGCTGTAGCGTGGCATCCCACCATATTTTTTTGAATGTATGCCCAATCAATGGAAGTTGAAAAAGCATCTGATCTAGGTCAGGAAAATATTCCGGCATCTCCTGGGTAATTTGAAAATTCATAAATTCACGAACTCTTCGAGCCTGATCCTCCATCTCCTCATTTGGTTCGCCAATGATAACGGTCTTGACCGGGCCACCCGAAGGATAAAGCTCGGTAATTGCACGAGCGTTGAACTGGGTTGCAGCCTCAGCAATCATTGGGTGAATAACAGTGCTCAATCCTCGGCTGGCTCGTTCTTCTTCACCTTCTTCCAGACCACCTTCGACATCCAGAGTTTTTAAGCCTTGCTTATATCGATTCTCCCACTCTGACCTTGCCCCCCTGTCATTATTGTAGTAGCCAATCAATTCGCTACCAACACGATCCAACAACCGTTGATCAAGAGTCTCTGCTAAATTGTCATCAAACGCAGATTCTGTGTCTGGTGGCAGATCGGAATCTGGATCTCCAATCAAAACTTCATCTCCAATAAACTCAACTTGCAAATCATCAGATGGTGCTCCCTCAGCAAAGGGAATAATATTGTCAGCTTCAGCCATAAACCGTCATCCTTTTTTTGGGCAAATCCATTTCATCATCATAATCCAAAGTATGGGTAACAAACCAGCCTTTTCTCAGCCTCAACCATGCTTGTGTGCAGGTATCGACAATATCGTCATTATCCCCTGCAGGAAATGCAGCACAAATATCTATCAGGTCTTTAGCCCATTTCCGGCTGGAAGGATAAAAAATCCTACCATCCTCCAGTAATGCAGAGCTGGCATGGGCACGAGCTTGCTTATCCCGATCCGGTAAATATTCTAACACCGGAACTCCGGCAATGCGTAAATCTTGCAATAAACTTTGACCACTCGCTTTTTTCTCAATCAGAACTGCGTCTGGTTGATACTCCTCGTAACTGTCCTGTGCGAGCTTTCTCAGCTCTGGGTAGGTGACTCGGTCATACCACATCTCTAACACTATTGCATTCATCTGGCCCTTGTGCCGAAACACTCCCCAGGTGGTCCTTGCAGAATAAGAAGTTTTTTCTTTGGTGCCAAACGCTGTATCCCAGCTCTGGAGAACATATTCAATCTCCGGCAGATGCTCATTTTCCCACGGCACCCACCACTCTTTTTTCAATATGCCACCGCCCTTGGGCATTGGACGCTGTTGAAGCTGTCCTGCTGAAGCATAAGTGCCCAGACTTTTTTCTAAAACACTCATGGTTTTATCGTCAACTCTCTCTGGCCAAAGCAACTCGCCTTCTTCAGTCCGAGGATCAGTAAAAAATAAACTTGAGCGAGTAGGAGTCGGATGACCGATCTCGTATCTGGCTGGAAGGCAGAGATGATCCCATTCACCCTCTAGATCATTAGCGAGTATGTGCCCAGTAAGGTCTTGTTCATGCACTCGTTGCATTATCAGTACAAAGGATCCAGTCTTCGGGTCATTAAGACGAGTTTGCATGGCTTGATCCCACCACTCGAGAACACCTTCACGAACAACACTCGACTCTGCCTCTCTAACATTGTGCGGATCATCAATGACAATGATGTCTCCACCCTCTCCAGTCAATGCTCCGTCCACTGACGTTGCTATTCGGTAACCAGTCCGGCTGTTCTCAAACCGTTGCTTCTGATTCTGATCAGTGGTCAACTCAAACATATCCCCAAAATGTGTTTTATACCAAGGGGAATCTATCAACCTTCTGCATTTAACCGAGTCTCTAATCGACAGGCTGGAGGCGTAGCTGGCAAACAGGAACCGTTTCTGGGGTTGGATAGCCCAAGTCCATGCAGGAAGTGCCACCGCCACTGAAATTGATTTCATGTGCCTTGGTGGAATGTTTATGATCAGTCTGCGGATCTTCCCCTCGACCACCGCCTGTAGGTGGTCAGAGATTGCATCGATATGCCAATTGTCGTGAAAATCTCTACCGGGTTCTATCGTCTGCCAAGAGTTCCTGATGAACTCCTTCAGCGACCTCCGCATCTTCTCCGCTCGGATCTCCGTCAATGACAGCGTGTTCAAGAACTCGCTCAACTGTTGAGAGGTCATTATCTGACAGCCTCGTAATATCTAAAATTTTATGTTCTTGCACCTGAGCCTTGATCTCCACCGCCTTCAGGTCTGGAATGCATTTCCCTAGCAAAGTCTTTGCAGCCATGACCCGTAGTTCAGGGTCGGCACCGATCTTGCCAATGGCCTGAACATCCCCTGTTGAAGACTGGCTGTAGACAGGGAAGATCTCCTTGCCCCGCATCACCTGAGACAGAAAACCCAGCGGATCTGCCTGACCCATGATCCAATTGATCGTGGTGTGATGGTTCCATTTGTATGGCTCTTTTCTGGCTTTTTTCTGGCGATTCAGAGGCTCAACCGACTGAAACCTACCATTCCACGCTTTTGGCTTTACAGGTGGTCCATCCTTGATGGGTCTTTGAACCTGAATTTTTTTCTTAGGCATAATGTTTTTCTTGCAAATTATTTGAAATAAGTGTACCTAATTTTTTGGAAAAAAGAAAGGGAGCCGTTGCCCCCTTCTAAGTTTCAATTGATTTACTTTGTCTTGTAACGCTTGAACTATTCGCTCAACATCTTTTTCGGTGTAAGAATAGTAAGGTTTATCCAGCATTGATTCGATAGATTCAATTTTAGCCAGAGCAGAACTGACTCTTTTCTCGGCAACTCTCTTGAAACTCTGTCGTTTAGTTGTCATTTTTCTTACCTGCTTTTGCAATCGTTTTCGTTTGAATCCAATATTCCCGATGCTCTCCAAACTGCATATCAATCCAATCTCCATGTCGCAAATAATCTTCCATATGGCGAATGTACCCGCGGATGTTTGCCACCTCAGCAATGGCACCATCCTGTTTTTTGGCTACATTAGCTCGTGCCTTTGCAAGACATTCTTTTTGAGTCCTAATCCACTGCCGAATATTTTTAAAACTAAATAGGTTGTCGGCTGGAAGTTTTTTGACAGACTCGTGAACCCAATCGTACCTGGGTGGATTGTCTCTCAACCGTTTTTCGTTTGCAATCCGCAGTCTCTCTACCGCTAATTTTTTTTGTTCTGGTGTCATAATTTCCCTTTCTAAAAAATGGGGGGAATTTCTCCCCCTTAACTTTAAATTTTATTCCAACCCCAGCGGTCACATAAAAACCTTTCACCGTTTTCATTCTCAACAACATCACCAACTGAAAGTGAGTGCATTAACTCGTGTCGCTTTTTTCGCACTGGCAATCTTTCAACACAGCGTTTGTATTCCTCTTCGGTCACACTTGGATCATTTATCAAACGCTCAACATCATCAATGGTATCGGCAGTCACATTTGCTACATGGTTGAACCAATCTTTTTCAAAACTTTCGCTCACCATCTTCAAAACTTCTACACGATTTGGTCCTCGGCAGTCACAAAACTCAAGACCCGACCGCACCGTATGTTTGGGAAGACTCCCATGACCATGCTCCATTATAAAATTCACGTCCCAAATGGTAAGTCTGTCAAAATTAAAAAGTTTGAATTTCATTTTATTTCCTTTCTAAAAAAAAATAAGGGGGGAGGAAATTCTCCCCCTTTGTTTTAAACCCTAGTCCAACCCAAGCGGTCACATAAAAATTTCTCACCGCTTTCATCTTCAACAACATCCCCCACCGAAACACTGTGCATTGGGAGCAACCTTTCAACACAACTGTTATATTCCTCTTCAGTTACACTTGGATCATTTGTTAAGCGAAACACATCATCAAAAGTGTTGCAAGTTACGTTTGCTACATGGTTGAACCAGCCTGTTTCAAAACATTCACCCACCAACCTCAAAACTTCTATACGATTTTTGTCGCGAGTTCCATGCTCAAGTCTCATGCTCACCTCATGCTTAGGAAGACTCCCATGACCATGCTCGTTTACAAAATCTACTTCTTCCTTGGTAAGTCTGTCAAAGTTGTAAAGTTTAAATTTCATTTTGTTTCCTTTCTCAGTTTAAATTTTCCCGACACACAAATGATACCTGATTGACCAAAGAATGCAAGTCTTTTATTTATGCTAATAAAAACAATAACTTATATACCAGGGAATTTGCTATTAAATTGTTTTAAGCACGAATAATAAAACTTTTGACTTTCAAAAATAGGATTAGTTTTTAAATTTTGCACCGAGCATTTTAATTTTTCTAAAAATTTTTTTTGCTCTTCGGTTTCGTTGCCACTCAAAAACATATTGGGAATGCGTTTCATGCAATTAATTTTTTTACCGCCAGGCACCCATTCAATTTGTTTGAACCGATTTGCTTTTTTCCAATCAGCAATTAGCATGATCATCTGACTTTTGTAGATGCACATGTCGATGGATGCATCAACAATCTCTTGCTCGACCTCATAGCAGTCTTGCTTTGTGCAGTATGTAATTTCTTTTGCAGCAACCAACAAAAAAAAGAGAGGGACAATGGAAAAAAGATTTGAAACCATAACCCTCTCAACTCCTAGGGGGGAGATAATCTTTTAAAATAGTACCACACTTTATTTTTTTTTAAAAATCAACAATGTAACCGCACTGGCGGAACGTTACCGTTAATGTTGGTTTGAGGTAACACGGATAACTTGTTTATTTTAAAAAACAAAAATGCAAATGTTACCGGTGTTACCGCAAAATCACGATTTTTTAAAATCAAAAATTTTTTTCTTGAATTTTCTCCTATAGATATATACAATTGTTTTTGTAGTTTGAGAAAGGAGGAAAAAGTGTCAAAAGTTTATGTAGTGAACCGACCAACTATTAACAAGTTTGGTTGGACTCCTGACCTAAGCGATGCGAGTCGGTATGGCAAGTTGGAGATTATTTTTGAATCCAATGAACAGCCACAGTTTTTGCCAGCTCCATCTATCAAGAAGGCCAGGAGAATTTTGGAAGACTTCAGCTCGGAGGATTATATACTTTGGGCAGGAGGTGGTGACCCAATTGCTGTGATGATAACTTGTATGATCGCCAGCGAGAAAAGTCCTACAGTTAACGTGCTCCGATGGGAGCGCAATATTGAATCGGGTGGCAGGGATCGAAGGAAAGGTTGGTACATGCCTGTCGCTCTTGAATTAAGGAAACAACAATGACAATCAATCTGCTTGAAGACGTTGCACCTGCGTCCAAGAATCTAGGTGAAATTGCAGAGATTGCCTCAAAAATTATCAATGCTCAAAAAAACATTGATCAAGTCGAGAGGCAGTTGAAGTTAAAAAAGCAAGAGTTGAGAGAACTTCAGGAAATTGTTTTACCTGATGCGATGCAGGAGATCGGTATAACATCATTTGAGCTGTCGGATGGTTCAAAGGTCAAGGTGAAGGATTTCACTTCGGTAAGTCTACCGACTCAGTCTCACATTGATCGCACAAAGGATGAGGATCAACAAAGTGCCTTGATCGAGAGAAGACAGTCGGGTCTGGATTGGCTGATTAAAAATCAAGGAGAATCCATCATCAAAAACACGGTGAAGGTGTTGTTTGACGTAAATGCCGAGGATCAAGTTAAGAGTCTGATGGATGATCTGTCGAAGAAAAATCTTTTGTACAAGGTAAGTGTCGATGTGCACCCACGAAGTTTGAAGAGTTTTATTGAGAGCAAAATTGCCGAAGGCAGCAGTGTTCCACACGAAACTTTCAAAATTTTTAATGGCAGGATTGCCGAAGTGAAATCAGGAGAAATGAAATGAATCAACAAGTCGCAAAGAAGAAAGAAACAGCCGTAACAAAATTTGATGCATCTTTGTTAATTGATGATGCTGGGACAGCAGCAGAGAACATGACACAAGAGGATATGATGATCCCCAGACTGTCAATCCTCCAAGCACAATCCCCACAAGTCAACAAGAGGGATGGTAGCTATGTGGAGGGAGCCGAGGCTGGACACATTTACGACTCTGTGGGTGCCGAGGCATATGATGGGCAGAGGGGCATCACCGTCATTCCTTTGAGTTACCGGAGAGCCTATATCGAGTGGAAAGCAGACCGAGGTGGATTTGTAGCCGACCATGGCAACGATGCCTCCGTTCTGGAGGGGTGCAAAAATGTGGATGGCAAGATGATTATGGAGGAGGGCAATGAGATTTCGACCAATGCCGAATATTTTGTGTTTGTGATTGCTGAAGATGGAAGCCACAGCCCAGCGGTGTTGAGCATGACATCGAGCCAGCTCAAGAAAGCTCGGAGGTGGAACTCAATGATCAACAGGTTGCAAATCCCTCACCCAACGGAGAAGGGTGTCACGATGAATCCTGCGATGTTTTGGACAGCATACAAGCTGACAACGGTGCCGGAAGAGAATGACAAGGGGAGCTGGTTTGGCTGGAACATTGAGATGCTTCATGATGCCAAGTCCGGTGGGATCATCAAGCAAATGTCAAACGGTGCCAATCTGTATCTGGAGGCGAGGGAGTTCAAGAGCAAGGTTGCGTCTGGCGATGTCAAGACAGCACAGCCTGATGACGT